GATTCGTGGCCATCGGCGGGAACATGCGCCTGGAAGCTTGCAAGAAAGCAGGCATAAAAGAAACCGCCTGCGAGGTAATAAACCCGGACACCAGCGTCGACAAGTTACGCGCTTTCATGCTAAAGGATAACGCGAGCTTTGGAGAATGGGATTGGGACGCGATTACAAGCCATTTCGACATTGCAGAGCTCGACGCCTGGGGAATAGACCTCCCGGAATACGCGATCGACGACGGCAGCGAAATAGAGGCGGAAGAGGACGACTTCGAAGTCCCGGAAAATATAGAAGAGGTCGAAACGGACATAAAGCCGGGCGACCTAATCGAGTTTAAACGCGGCCCGATTTGCCATCGGCTAATTTGCGGCGATAGCACCAGCGAGGCAGACATAAAGCGATTGATGGACGGAAAGCTGGCGGATTTGGTAATCACCGATCCGCCGTATAATGTTGCGTACACAGGCGGAACAAAGGACGCACTGAAGATTATGAACGACAGCATGAGCGACGGAAACTTTAAACAGTTTTTGCTTGACGCATTCACCCAGATAAACGGAGCAATGAAACAGGGCGCGGCCTTCTACGTTTGGCATGCCGACAGCGAGGGTTTCAATTTCCGAGCCGCAGCGAAGGAAGCCGGGTGGAAGATTCGCCAATGCCTTGTCTGGGTAAAGAACAGTATGGTCATGGGCCGTCAGGACTACCAATGGAAACACGAGCCATGCCTATACGGATGGAAGGACGGCGCCAGTCACTACTTTATCGACGAGCGGACAAACGTAACCGTTTATGAGGATAAGATCGACGTCCGCAAGCTAAAGAAAGATGAAATGATCCGAATGCTGGAAGAGCTACTCAGTGAAAAAGTAAGCACCAGCGTGATCCACGAGGACAAACCGAGCCGAAACGCAGAACACCCGACCATGAAGCCAATCCGACTATTGGCCCGGGCCGTCCGTAACAGCAGCAAGCCAGGTCAGGTCGTACTCGACACATTCGGAGGCAGCGGAAGCACAATGGTGACAAGCCACCAGCTGGGGCGGAATTGCTACGTTTTGGAATTAGACCCCAAATATTGCCAGGTAATAATCAACCGGATGCAAGCGCTTGACCCTATGATCGGAATTGCCATAAACGGCGAATAAACAACGGGAAAACAACGGTAATGGCAAAGTTCACAAAAGGAAACAATCAAGGCAACCGGTTTACAAGAGACAAACAGCCCAAAAACCCAGGGCGAAAACCGTCCCGATTTGAGCAGCTGGTCGCCGCTTTCCGATTAGAGGACACCACCAGGCAAATCAGCAAGGCCGACGTTTTAAGGCTAATGGCCTACCTTTTGAGCTGCACCAAAACAGAGATAGAAGTAATGCTGCGCAACCCCGAGCTCCCCTTTGCCATAGTCGGCCAGATACGGGCCATGATTACCGACGTACAGAATGGCAAAACCGATACAATAGACAAGATTTTCGACCGGGTTTATGGCAAAGCAACCACACCAATGGAGATCACTGGAGCAGGCGGAAGCCCGCTAATCCCGGACAAACCGATGAGCCGCAAGGATTACGTAAAACTGCTAAACGATATGATGGCGTGAAAAGGACAATACAAAACCCAGCGATGGCGACATCATACAGGCTCCGGGCCGACCTTCAGCAATACACGCGGGTGCTTTTCAAAGCGCAATACAAAAAGCCGTTTATCACAAACCACCACCATAAAGCCATGTTTGAGGCGCTGCAGGACGTAGTCGACGGCAAATGCAGCAAGCTAATAATCAATATTGCGCCCCGATACAGTAAAACCGAAATCGTAGTAAAGAGCTTTATCAGCTGGGCGTTTGCTCTGAATCCAGCCTGTAAATTCATACACCTAAGTTATAGCGATACTCTAGTCACCGATAACAGCCGGGCAATCCAGGAGATCATGACGGAACCGATTTACAAAAACCTATTCCCAGGAAGCGCCCTGGCCAGTCCCAGGATCAGCGGCACAAAGTGGAGCACGGCTGCAGGCGGCGGATTGTATGCAGTAAGCACCCAGGGTCAGGTTACCGGATTCGGAGCGGGCGAAGTTGAAGCGGTAGAGCTGGACAAATACATCAGCAAGGGCCAAGAAGTAAACGAAGTATTTGCTGGGGCGATAGTAATAGACGATCCAATCAAGCCCGAGGACGCACTCAGCGATACCACCCGGGAAAAGGTAAACCAACGATTCGAAAACACCATCCGCAACCGCGTAAACAGCCGCCACACCCCGATCATAATAATCATGCAGCGACTACACGAGCACGATTTGTGCGGATACCTCCAGGAAATAGAGCCAGGTGAATGGCGGGTTTTGTCCTTGCCTTGCATAACCACAAACGATCAGGGAGAAGAACAGGCGCTCTGGCCACATAAGCACACCCTGGCGGAACTATACAAAATCCGCGACGCTAATAGTTACGTTTTTGAAACACAGTATTTGCAGAACCCTAAACCAATCGAGGGTTTGATGTACCCGAATCCGTTTAAAGAATACGAGCTGATCCCGACCACACACCGAAGCGAACGAAAGAATTACACAGATACCGCCGACACCGGGGCCGACTATTTGTGCTCGATTTGCTACGAAGAAACAGAAATCGGCTGCTTCGTTACTGATTTACTATACACCAAAAAGCCGATGGAGTACACCGAGCCCGCCACCGCACAAATGTTGACCAGAAACAGCACTCAGACCGCCAATATTGAAAGCAACAACGGCGGGAGAGGATTTGCTCGGGCTGTTGAAAGCCAGCTAAGAATTGCCAGGAATTTGAGCACTTCGATCGACACCTTCACCCAGAGCGATAACAAAGCCGTCCGAATTTTCAGTAAAAGCGCCGAGGTACAAAACATGATAATATTTCCCGTCGGATGGCAGAGGCGCTGGCCCGAATTTGCCCGGCACGTATTGAATTACCGCAAAGAGGGACAGAACGCACATGACGACGCCCCTGACACCCTAACAGGCATAATCGAGAAGTTTAACGACACCGTTACAGTCGACACAGAGGAATTAGAGGCAGCACTTTATTAACCCATAAACACTACAGGAACCATGACACCAATCGAAGAGATCACTGCAGCAACCAGGCCTGGAATGCAAATTATAAACGATTTGAAACTAAAATCCATCGTATTACGAAGCTGGGCGGAGCTCGAAAAGGAATATGACCCCAAACTTCACCCGGTAATCACCGACCCAAGTTACAGGGATAAAGCCATAAAAGGAAGGATCGAAAAAGTAACCAGGATAACCGTCGACCTGCAAAGGCTGGCTGCCAAACGAATGACTGAGCTAATGTTCGGAATTCCCGTAAAGCGAGTATATAAAGCTGAAACCGAAGGCGAAAAGGAAGTCGCCAAAGTAATGGAAAAGATCTACCAGCGCAACCGGATCGACGCTGTAAACATAGAGCGTGGAACCATGCTAAACGCTGGTTGTGAGGTAGTAACCCTTTGGTTTGCCATCGAGGAAAAGAACCAGCTTTATGGCATCGACAGCCCGTTTAAACTGCGTTGCAAGAATTACAGCCCGATGCTTGGGGATGGCCTTTACCCATTTTTCGACGAATATGACGACCTAAAGGCGCTTAGTTTTGAGTATATACGAAACGACGGAAAAACATCAGTTAATTATTTCGACACCTTCACCAGCTGGGAACACATCCAATGGCGGATGGATGAAAGCGATTGGATAGAGATAACCCGGGAACAGATATCCATTGGTAAAATTCCCGCGATATACGTAACCCGACCAACGCCAATCTGGGAGGATACCAGCTGCAACGTTTATGAAATCGAGTGGGCGCTGAGTAGAAACGGCAATTACCTAAGAAAAAACAGTAAACCCAACTTTGCAATTTTTTCAGATAAGAACGTAAACCTGGGCAACGAAAAAGCAGATGATTTCCGAAACGTACTGCAGCTGCCAAAGGACGCCTCCGCCAACTACATAACCTGGCCCCAGGCAACCGATGCGCTGAAATTCCACGTCGAAAACCTGTACAAGTCGTTTTTTACACAGCTCCAGCTCCCAGACATGAGCATGGAGTCAATGAAGAGCACACCGATGAGCGGCGAGGCCCGGAAGATGGTATTTATAGACGCCCAACTAAAAGTAACAGAAGAAAGCGGGCGCTGGATAGAGGCGCTCGATCGGGAAGTCAACGTTATAAAGGCATTTTTAAAAACGATAATGCCAGGAAGTGCTGCGGCCATAGACAGCTTGCAGATTGAAACACAGGTTACACCTTACGCAATAAGCGACGAAAAAGACACCATCGCAAACCTAATGGCAGCTACCGGTGGGAAGCCGATCATCAGCCAGCGAGAAGGAGTAAAGCAGCTGGGATGGAGTGAGGACGTAGAACAGACCATTCAGGAAATACAGAAAGAATCAGCCATCGACAGTATGGCCCCAACCTTTTAACAGATGGAAGAGGCAGTCTTACAGGCCATCCGGGACATCGAGGCCAAGAAAAAAGAGGTGGGAGAGGCGCCGGATTTTGCCACCCGCCGTGAGCTAGAACGGGTCGTCAGCGACGCGCTAAACAGCCTTTATGCACAACAGAAAATCGCGGTTGGAGTAACTGCAAACGATAAATGGATTAAAGCGATACCATAGGTCATGACTGCGATAGAGTGGGAACTTGAACACCAAAAGCGGATCGAAGAAAACGCGGTAAAAGTAAATGCAATATACAATTACGCGACATACGAAGCGGTCAAAATTGGCGCAACAATAACCCACTTTAATCCAGACAAACCTTTCAAATGGGACGATTACCCGGGCACGAAATACCGGATCGACAAACTAACAACGTTGCTCGGCAGCCAGCTCCACGCCGTAGTCACCACCGGGACAAAAGCAGAATGGGACGCGGCCAACGAGAAAAACGACGAGCTGGTGCACAGCGTCCTGGGACTGACCAAACCAACCAGCACACCAGGGAAAGGGCCGGTGCAGCTCGACCTTTTCGCAACCCCGGAAGCCAAAGCAGCAGCGGAAAAAAAGTATTTCAACAACAACCCGGACGCGCTGGCCGCATTCCAGACCAGGAAAACCGCCGGGCTAAAGTTGAGCGATAGAGTCTGGCGATACACCAACCAATTCAAAGACGAGATCGAGATGGGCCTCGACGACGGAATCCGCAACGGAGCAACCGCTGCAAAGATGGCCCGGGACTTGCGCCAATATTTGCAGGAACCCGATCGCGTATACAGGCGGTTCAGAATGTACCTCCGGGACGGAGACGGGAATCCGGTACTAAACAGCAAAGGGGAAAAGATCGTAATAAAACAGGAGCGCCGCCGATACATAGACCCACTCACCGGAAAGGAAACCTGGAAGGTCGAAAACCCGGCATACAAGCCAGGGATGGGCGTATACAAAAGTTCGCTGAAAAACGCACAACGACTGACCAGGACGGAGATTAACATGGCGTACAGGACAGCAGACCACGCCAGGCGCCAGCAGCTCGACTTCATAGTCGGATTTGAGGTAAAGACCAGCAACAACCACCCGGTAATCGATATTTGCGACACCCTAAAAGGGCGCTATCCTAAAGAGTTTAAATTCGTAGGATGGCATCCCCATTGCCGCTGCAAGTGTATAAGCATAATGAAGATGCCCGACGAGCTCGAGGGCGACATCCAAAAAATACTAAACGGAGAACCCATCGACACAGAGAGTTTATTAACCATACGCGAGATGCCCGCCAACTTCACCAATTGGGTGGCAGACAACAGCGAACGAATCCAGGCCGCGAAAAACGTCCCTTATTTCATAGCCGACAATTACCCAGACGGCGACATAGATGAACCGATAAAAGTAATCTCGATCCAGGAAGCTAAAGCCCAGGAAATAAAGAAAGCTCAGGAGGCATTCAAAGC